TAATTGTAAGTATTATACTTTACAGGAATATTTAAATTATGTGATGGAAAGTTTGGTGCAAATTCAATTGTTCTTTCAATATTTACTTTCATAAATTCATTTCCTTTCCAATATATTGCAACACCACAACATATTGTGGTATAAAAAAAACAACATACTACATATAGTATCAACAAATAAAAAAAGGTACTTTTCAACATCTCGCAATACCTAACGGTGTCCAACCCGCTTCGCGTCCCTCGTTTTTCAAAAATATGCAATGCAAACAGGCAGATAGCTCCAATCTCGTCATGGTCTGCATTCTCCACACGGCCTAAATCCATACTTTATCGCTACGTCACTACCAGGGAAAATCACTGTGCAATTTTTGCAGTCATAAAATCTGCATTTTGATGAATGGAATACCATGGACTTGCTGTTGCCATGATATGCACCAGCGTTTTGGGTGGCGTTGGTTGTTGTAGTCGGAGCCGTCTTTGGTGGTCCATGCCGGAATTCCCACGGCGGTATGTGGTTCTGCGTCGACCACAATCCGATCTTTCCGCTTCTGGCTTCCTCCTGGTATTGTTTCCACTGAGAACATAATGATGCTTTACAGTATTGGCCATAAAGCCATGCCATGCCATTCTTCACCAATTCTTCATTCAGACATTTCCCATCGACATTAACTATCCCAACCGTGCGGCCATACCTGTCCGTGTCCATAACTTTGACTTCAATCGTTTTCCCGAATACCAGATCAGACGTTAACTGCTTTGCCTTCTGTCCATAATCCTGATGGCTTTCAGGACAATCCACGCCATAAATCCTTATTTTGTGCTGTGTCATGTTCCCATCCAGTATCGTAATTGTGTCTCCATCAGAAATAGAGACGACTTTTCCAGATATTATATAACCAGCATGTACGATACCAATCCAAAAAGTTAAAACAAAAACGATTAAACGACCGGCAGTTTTCATCTATCCCCCCTATTAAAAATCATTAATTTATAAATTAACGGAACACTGTACCGCTACCCCTTGTGTTATACTATATACTCATATACTCTATATGGTATTATGCCAACAATATCTGAATTAACCACATCTCTGACTTCCGTTGAACTCGCCATAAGCAAACTGATGCTCGGGGAACGAGTCGTGCGCGTTTCCAATGGTGACCGCATGGTTGAATATGGTCAGTCAAGTCTTATCGAACTACAGGCATACAAGTCAAGCCTTACAACGTCTTTGAATTTATTAAACCGCAGGCCGCGTTACTGCCGCATATCAACCAGTAAAGGGGTGTAATGTCTTTTCTGAGAATACTTGACAGTAAGGGCCGCAAAATTGATATGCGATCTTCCCCACCTTTCGAAGGCGCAGGGAATGGCAGGCGATTGTCAAATTGGGGCACGTCATCCGCAGGTCCTAATGCAACAATTTATTCATCACTATCTCTTCTGCGGTCTCGTTCTCGTGAGTTATCTCGTAATGATCCTCAGATATGTGGCGCGATTGATTGCCTGGTCTCCAACATCGTTGGGACAGGTATCTCTCCCCGATGGCAATTGACTGATTCCAAACTCAAAAAGAGAATACAACAACTCTGGTCTGACTGGACACAGGAAGCTGACGCAGGTGGTTTCCTTGATTTTTATGGATTACAGTCTCTTATAGCCCGGTCAATTATCGAATCCGGAGAAGTTCTTATCCGGTTTTGTCCAAAGCGGTCTGGGGGTCTTTTGGTTCCTCTTCAATTGCAAATACTTGAGGCTGATCACCTTGATGAAACTTACAACACCATCGCTCCAAACGGTAACGAAATACGCATGGGCATAGAGTTTGATAAATCAGGTAAACGTGTCGCCTACTGGATATTTAAAGAACATCCAGGCGAAGTATTCATGACTCTCAAGGATCAGTTCGACAGGGTTCGGATCCCAGCATCGGAGATACTTCATGTTTTTCACCCACTTCGTCCAGGACAACAACGAGGTCGCCCATGGCTTGCATCCCTTATATTGACAATGCACGAACTTAATCAATTCAACGATGCAGAATTGGTACGCAAGAAGACTGCTGCCATGTTTGGTGGTTTTATCACACAGCCAGCAGAGGATTTAAATGCAGTACCGTTCTTTGGTAGTGACGATGGCACCGATGATACAGGTGCTCTTCAAATACAGATGGAACCCGGTACATTCCCATCACTTCCTCCTGGTTACAACGTGACATTTTCACAACCAGCAGATGTCGGCGGTAATTACGGGTCTTTCATCAAACACCAAGAACAACGTGCTGCTCGTGGCATCGGCGGCTTAACTTACGAGAAATTCACCGGAGATCTGTCCGGAGTGACTTATTCCTCTATCCGTGCCGGCAATCTCGAATTTCAACGGCAATGCAAGCAGTTTATTTTCAATGTCATGGCATATCAGATATGCAGACCGGTTGCCAAGTATTGGCTTTCTCAGGTCGAGTTATCAAATGCCATGCGGTTACCGGGATACACAAAAGACCCAAAATCATACATGAGGATCAAATGGACAATCGACGGCTGGCCATGGGTCGATCCATTGAAAGACTTAAAGGCATCATCTGGCCTTGTTCGATCCGGGTTTTCTTCACGGACACAGGAAGTTGCTGAACGAGGAATAGACGTGGAGGCGCTCGAAGAAGAAATCCAGGCAGATAACGAACGTGCTGACAAGTTAGGTCTGGTATTTGATTCTGACTCAAGGCCACAAAATGGAGGGAATATTGGAAATACCAACAAGACTTTTTAATTCAGCATTGATGGTTGCGCCACAATCAGTCAACGAAATTCTGTCAGTTAAAGCGACTGGATCAAAACCGCCACCGCCCGATACAGAAAAAAAACACGTCAACGATGTTCAAGCTTACGCTGATTCTGGCATTGTAGTTTTACGATCTGACAATGGATACGCAATAACAGGTGACGTCGCAGTTTTGGAGATCTCAGGCGGTCTTACTTATCGAGCTTATGAATGGTGGATTACATCATATCTTGATATCCGTGACACTTTTCGTGCTGCTTTATCCGATGAACGAGTCAAAAGCATCTTATTGCTTATTGATTCACCTGGCGGAGAAGTCGCCGGTTTGTTTGATCTTGCAGAAGAAATTTATAAATCCAGAGAGATTAAACCAATTATAGCCGTGGCCGCAGAATCCGCTTATTCCGCTGCTTATGCAATCGCTTCCGCTGCAAGCGAGATTTATCTTTCTGACACTGCTTCCGTTGGATCAGTTGGCGTGATAGCAATTCACATTAACCAAGCTGATTTTGATAAGAAAATCGGAGTTGAATACACAACCATCTTCGCCGGTGGGCACAAGAATGATTTCAGTCCGCACGAATCATTGAAGCCAGAATGCAAAGGAATATTACAGGCACACGTTGATAAGCTTTACGACAAATTCACTGCTGTCGTTGCTCGCAACAGGAACATGTCACAGGAAGCAGTTGTGGCGACACAGGCAGGGTTCTTCATGGGTAAGGAAGCAGTTGATATTGGTTTTGCGGACGGCATTCTATCCATAGATAATATCGTTAAAAATATGATTTTAAAAACTGGAGGCGTTAGCATGAATCTTAACGAAGTAAAGGAAGTCGTCACACAGGCAATAGCCGACAATATGGATGAAGTTAAAAAGATACTTACCGAACAAAGTCTTTTGCTTTCTCGTATTGAATCACTTTTACCCCAAGGAACCTTTGCTGAAAGTACTGCTGTCGGTGTCCCTCCGGCTGATTTGCAAAATCGAGCAACATTTGGTGGTTTTATCGTAGATCCGATAGAACCAGAGCAAGCTACAGAAGCCACTGTCGAACAGATACTTGCTGCACAAAAAGCTGAACAAGTAACGGCGATAACCGACATTGTTGATTTGTGCGAGTCTATGGGAATGCCAGCGCTCGCAGGAACCATGATTCGTGATGGTTTGTCTCTTGATCAGGCAAAACAGGTTATCCTCGATGCAAAGGCCAAAGTATCAGAACAGGTAACGATTGTATCAACAGTCGGCGCACTTGCGACCACAGACGCCAATCCACTTATGGAAGATGCAAAGAAACGAGCAGAGTCCATTTTAAAGAATAAATAATAGGAGGATCAACATGTCAATCGTATTAACAGAATCAAATTATCTTAACGATCTGCTCAAATGGGAAATGGAGAATTATCAATCCCGCGAGCAAGTCACCGTGTTATCTGGTCAGGACCTCGCAATGGGTTCGGTGATTGGCAAGATAGCGCTCGCCACTCCCACGACTGGAGTTGCTGGGTCGAACACTGGTGGTGGAACAATGACCGGAGTAACTGGTGGTGTTCGAACCACACTTGGTGCATACCTTGCCACACTGGTTGACGCATCTGTTGGTACTCCTGCCACACCTGCCACCGCCGCAGCCTGGGCGCACAATACTGGCTCTGGTGCAATGGGTACCATTGTTGTTGGAGCAACCGCAAAAATCGGAGTTTACACTCTTGAGTTTGAAAAAGCAGTCACAAACAAAGGCGCTTTTGTTGTTCGGTATCCCGATGGGTCATATTGCGGACAAGGTGAAGCAACCGTAGAGTTCATCGGCGGCGGACTTACTTTTACAATTGCAGATGCAACAGATTATATCGTTGGCGATGGTTTTAACATCACCGTAGCCCCGGCCACTACCGGTGCAGGCGCAAAATGGGACGTAAAAGCTCCGACAGGAATTAAGCTTGCCGACCAGGCTGTAACTGGAACTGGTTATACGTCCGATTACATCAACTTCACAATCAACGATTCAGGTACCAACTTTGCTGTTGGTGATACATTCACAGTAACCGTCGCCGCTGGTTCTGGCAAAGTCAAAGAACTTAATCTCAGTGGTGTTGATGGCTCTCAGGATGCCTATGGCTTGATGGTATCCGGAGCAGACACAACCGATACGACACAGCGTTACATCGCTTATACTTCTGGTGGCGTTCTTTCGTTGTTGGCAGGCGAAACACTCACTGGCGCAACCAGTGCCGCCACCGCGCAGGTAGTATCGTTCACCATTACATCAGGAACCTTCGCAGGCGGAGACGCTGCCGGTGTTCTCGTAGTTGATTCCCAGGTTGGTACTTTCCAATCAGAAAATCTTGATAGCGCAAATCAGTTGAATATCTGCACCATCGGAGCGAATACCGCTGTTTATTACCCAGACAGGGAAGCAGTTGCAATCGTCCGTGACGCACAGATTGTAGCTGATTATCTAACATGGCCTACAGGTGCTTCCGCTGCGCAAATCGCCGCTGCGCTTGTTCAGCTTCGCAATAACGGCATCGTCGAAAGAACCGATGTTTAATCAAAGGAGTGTGATAAAATGATACTTAACCCTTTTGAAACAGATGCGTTTAATCTTGTTTCGCTTTCGAACGCAATCAATATCCTGCCTAATACCTACGGTCGGCTGAGAGAGCTTGGTATTTTCACCGACAAAGGCATAACAACCCGCGTCGCACTCGTCGAGGAACAAAACGGCGTTCTCAATTTGCTTTCAACCCAGCCTGTCGGGTCTCCCGAACAACAGAACCGAATGGGCAAACGCAAGGTCAGAGCGTTCGCGGTACCCCACATTCCCCTTGGTGACGTTATTCTTGCATCTGAATTTGAATCTGTCCGTCAATTCGGTACAGATAATCAGGTACAGACGCTCGCAAGTGTCATGAACAACCATATGCAAGCCGCCAAGGATAAGTACGCAATCACCCTCGAATATCTCAGAATGGGCGCATTGAAGGGGATCATCCTGGATGCAGACGGGTCCCTTCTGTATAATCTTTACACTGAATTTGGAATCGATCAGAAATACGTCGATTTCGATCTGTCCACAACCACCACAGATGTCCGTGGCAAGTGTATGCAGGTGCTTCGTCTCATGGAGGATAATCTCATGGGTGAAGTAATGACCATGCCCAGAGCGCTTGTATCAGCCAGTTTCTTCGATGCGCTCACCAGCCATACAACCGTTAAGGCTACTTTTGATAACACCATCCTTGCAGCGCAGGCCATGGGTGGCGATATTAGAAAGGGTTTTGCTTATGGCGGTATTATGTTTGAAGAATACCGTGGGACGGCGACCGACGCTACCGGAACTGCAAGAAAATTCATCGCAGACGGAGAAGGCCATTGCTATCCGCAGGGCACCATGAATACCTTCAAAACCATTTACGCACCGGCTGACTTTCTCGAAACCGTAAACACCATCGGTATTCCACTTTACGCAAAACAGGAAGTCAGAGACTTCAACCGTGGTATCAATCTCCACATGCAGTCAAATCCTCTTCCAATGTGCTTTAGACCAGGTGTACTTGTCAAGTTGGTGGAGTAGGGCAAGAAAATGGCTGTTGATTTTAACGAGTTACAAGCAACGTTATGGCGTGATATTTCAACCAATCTTGGTGGGGTAGATGCTGTATTTACCCCACTGGTTGGTGACGTATCGTGTTTCAAGGTAATATTCTCTGAATTCTCACAATCACAACCAGAAGGCCGCGCACAAACATGGCTTCAGGGAAAGACGATTGATTATTCATTGTCTGACTTGTCCCGCGAGGCCGAGATAGGAGATGTGTTTGTCATAGCAGGAATATCTTATGCAGTTGTATCTGTTCTCACGAACGATGGGTACGTTGTAAGGGTTTCAGTAGATGGCAGATAGCATCACTATAACGGTTGACGAAGCATCCTTTGGTATCGTCAAAACCATGCTTGAAGTCTTACGTCACAGGCTTCCTCAGGCGGCTGGTAACTCAATGCTTGAAGGTTCAGTTCTCGTCAATAACAAAATGATAGAAGGCGTTACAGAAGTATTGCTTGTAGACGAGTCCCGCACCAAATCTGAAATAGAAATAAATGATCCGGGTTTTTCGACCTTATCAAATTACAAGCCTAAAGTTATATCAAAAGGAAAGCCAATTAAACTGGTTGAGTTTCCGAATGATTCAGCAAACTGGAAGAAACGAGGTTACCCTCGGATACATGTACAGATTTTCAAGGATCGTGAAAATCACGAATTTCGGCATGTGTTTAGAACCATGGGACAAATACGCGAGCGGAAATTAGGACAATCTTATTATTCAGATGGTACTCCGTTTCCAATAAAGTATCTACGTAAAGCTAAATTTCTTATGTCAGTTCGCGTACAAGATATCCAGGCGCAGGAATATTTCATAGACCCAATTACCGAAGAAGGCGCCGATGAAGTATCCAGGGTTTTCTTTGAAAAAACAGACGAGTTTCTAAATGCCTAACACCAAACGAGACTTAATTATCAGGTCATTTCTCGAACGTGCAGCGGAGATAACCATTGGCAATGGGTACAACACGAATATCGGAGAAAACACATACCGCGCCGTTTCAAAAATAGATCCCAACCGATTGCCGTCATGTGTCATTTTCCCTCTTGTTGAAACAGCAGAACGCATAGGAGGTTCAGAGTATCTTTGCACTATGCCAGTGCGAGTCGAAGCTGTGTCCATGACTGGCATAATAAACACATCAGTTCTCTCAGAGATCATCCTGGGTGATATGAGACAAGCTTTTTTCGGATCACCTATTTCGTCACTTATCGAGGAAATATCATACATAAATGGCGGAACAAACGACTACTCGAAGAATGACACAGTTTTAGTTCTGGTTAATCTCACAGTAAAATATTTTTCAACTATCACAAATCCATATTTATATTCATAAGGTGTATCCATGCCAACCGCAGAAAATTCTTTGCTTTATTACGAAAGTGGTCAAACATTTGTTCCGATGTCTGCGTTATCTGATTCTGGTGATTCCATGGTATTCAATTCCTTAGCAGAAATCTGGTCTGATGAGGCTGGTT